GCACTGTATGATTCTTGAGCATTAACTTCAAGGTAAGCGTTCTGTATCATGACATCGTTAAGCACAGCTGCACTGGCATCCAAAGCAGTAGTAGCATACAAAGACTTTTTAGCAAAGGCATCCTTACGGCCTATAAGAAAGTCACGCTCTGCCCTAGATGCTATAGCCTGTGGCCCCTGCTCTGCAACATTTGTTTCCACCCTAGCTGCAATCTTTTTAGCCTGCTGTTTTGTATAACCCTTGGATAATGCTTTATTGGTAGCCAAGATGCCTGCTTCTTTAGCTGCCTTTTGTGCTGCCTCTTTTGTAGCGCCACTCTCTAATGCTTCTTTGCCTGCTTTTTTTACAAGCTCCTTTACAGTAGCCTTACCTGCAGCGGATACGCCCCCAGCAGCAACACGTGCAGTACCACCTGTCAATATCCCTAAGTAGTTTGTAGGATCTACAGCAGCAGCTGTTATGTAATCCCATACACCTTCTACAGCACCCATCGCACCATCATTAACAAAGACGTTACCTAGTTGATCATAGATCTGATAAGCTTTTCTGGCCTTTGTTTTATTTGCTGTGTCTGCTTTACCTATAAAGCGAACCTCCCCAGCAGTAGATACGGTGTTAGCATTGAACCAACGCATGTGTTCTACAAAGTCTTCTACAACTTTTTCGTCTTCCATCTCATTATAGTCTACCCCCTTACGAGCAATCATATAGTCTCGTATAGGGTTTACATACTTCTCTGATTTAAGATCGTCCTTAGTTAAGGTGAGGCTTTTATCAATAACAAACTCAGACTCATCCATCTGTACACCAGTAGGAGTAGCAAGTTTATTACGATACTCTTCTAGGTACAGTTTCTCAAGATCCATTAGCTAAAGCCTTCTCTTCTTCTTCACGCCGCATCTTATCTTGCATAGCTGTTATGGGGCCAGGGCCAAACTCATTAGACATTTCTATACGAGACTCTCTTGTATCTTGGCCTCCTTCTACAATGGCCTTTCTGATCTTAGCTTCTATTGCAGTATCATCCTCTCCTACTACAAAGGAGCCATCCCGCATACGCTCTATTCTAGTTGCTCTTTCCATAGCATCAAAGACGGGGCCAGGGCCAAAGCGTTCCATTAACTCCTCTTGAGTGGGCGCTCCCTCTGCCCCCTCTTTCATTAGTAGTGTAAGTTCATTAATATCGTTAGATGTATTAGCTGTTTCTATTCTCTTTTTTGTTTCTGCTGCACGTTTTTTAGCGGCAGCAGCTGCAGCTTCCCGTTCAGCTTCAATCTTAGCGGCAGCAGCTTCTTTTGCAGCATCTACTTCTTCTTGTGTTATGCCACCGAACTCAACCAAGAGTTCTGTGTAGTAATCTAAACCTAAAGCTTCTACTATCTGGTCTTTTGCATATTCACTCTCTAGGATACCAGAGTTTTTATACCTACCAAAGTAACGTCTATACTCACGTTTCATAGCATCTTTACGTATTTCATCTTGTAGCTTAGCGCCCTCACCTGGTTCTAGCATAGGACTGTCCCACTCTGACTTTCTATTGCGAAGGTCAGTTGCTGCTGCTGTTACTACATCTTCACTCATCTGTGACTGCTCTTCAAACCCAAACTTATCTAGGTCTTGTAAGTTGATAGTAGCATCTGGGATAAGTGATCTATACTCTTCACCTTTAGCCAGTCTATTAATCTCAGCTACAGTCATACCATTACCAAAGTCCTGCTCAGCAAGTTTCTGCTTGACACGATCCTTAGCGCCAAACCCAAACAGCTGCCCAACAGCGCTTGTGTCATCCTCTACTTTAGGTAGTTTAGTGCCTACCTTAGCACCGTAAGTAATATCAGCGTATTCCTCTAAAGACATATCAGCAAACTCATCACTCACAACAAGGTCTGATGCTTTTAGTCCTGGGATATTTATGATGGCGTTTATATCTTCCTTACCTAACTTTCCACCCATTCCAGGCTGATTAGCAGCAGTCTGTAACTTATCAAGTAAGTCTTTAACACCCGCCGCACCAGAGGCCATAGCACTCTGTACAATAGCCTTGCTGTTAGGTAAAGCAGCCATGTATGCTTCTGCCTGCCTACCATAAGCAGCAGCTTGCTTAGCTCTGTAAACCCGCTCATTAATTACGGATGCGTTACGTTCTGCTGCTTCCTCTTGCTTCTCTTTGTAAGCCTTAGCCTCTGCTCCACGCTCTTCAATGCCTTCTGTGACTTCACCTAAAAAGTTAGCAGCAAATATCTTCCAATCAAATGCCATGTCTTAACCCCTTGCCATCAAACCCGTAGGTTCTTCTTCTATCGTTTCTACAGGAGCCATGTCTTCCATGATCTCTTCTTCTTCTACACCCTCATCCTGATCTACTAGTTCACGTATCATTGCCTTGCCAGGATCTTCTGAGTCATCACCCTCTTCAAGCAAATACTTATTAGCGAGTAATAGGAAGCGTTGCTTCTCTTTTTCTTCTGCTTTCTTCTTAGGATTAGCATTAGTATCCTTAACAGTGATACCCATAGACTGAAGAGCCTGCTTGAGGAACGTGTGAATAATAGGAGCTACAAGCATACCTGCATCAACAGTGTGTAAGCCACGAGTAATACCCTGCTGGTAGATACTCTCTACGATAGGAGCTAGAGGTACACCCGCACTACACAAAGCACCAAAGTCATCAAGCACTTCTTGATTAGCTAGTTTATTAATGTAGAACTTTGTAACGTCCTCAATGTCTGCCATCTGTGGTGGCTGCTCCCAAGGAACATTACCTGGTTCAGATGTTAGGGACTGCCCTGGAATTGGTCTATCAAAAAAGTCTTGTTCCATAATTATACCTTACTTAGTAAATCCTGCGCCAAAGTAGAGTCCTACGATAGCTGATACAATGTGTGTGTCTAGGGGTGTGATAACAAAGCCACGTGCTGCCTGCCATTTAACTGTACCATCACCACCGAATAGCCAGTTAAACAAACCACCATGCACTTCAGTGTAGCCTACGATAACGCTGACCTCAGGATACCATACAGCAACTAGCTTTGGCAAGACTATAATAGCAAAGATTGAAGATAATGCTATAAGTCTACGTGTCCATGCAAAGTGTGTGTCAGTCTTGCCATGATCTCTGGCTTCCTGCATACCACTGATCATCATCTCTTGCTGTCTAGCTTTATTCTTAGTGTTCTGCCCCCAGATAGACATGACTGCGCCTAGCACGGTAGAGAAGAGCATTGTGATAAGTTCTAGGGGCAGGCCAAACATTAGGAGTTATCGTTAACAAAGATAGCAAGTTTAAGCTTGTCTTCAGGTGAGTATGTCTGGTAGCTTCTTCCTGTTCTGTTAGATACTTTGGTTATAGGTGTTACCGCAGGTGGTGTCAATCCTTTAGAAGCAGCCCATGTATCAATAGCGAGCTTAGTGCCTGTTCCTATATCCCCATCAACATCAGTTCCAGTTAAACCTACTTCTACCTGTGCAGCATATTCGTCACGTAGTTCAAGCGCTGCTCTCTCTGCAGGAGAGGCGGCGTTTAACACATTCTCCCAGCGTTCTTGCGCAGTTGCCCTGTCTGCACCACTGTTTATAGCATTGTTTAATGTCTTTGCAGACATACTATCAGCACTTGAAGAATTAACTCCAAGAATATCCATCATTGCTAAGGTGGCAGGCAGAGCATACCTCTCATCATTAACAAGCTCAGGGTTTGCCATCAAGTCTATACTTAAACCTGTCTCTGCTAGTCTATCTTGAACTGCTTGATAATTATTTCTTCCCGTTATCTGTATTAAACCACGGCCTTTGTACCTAGACCCATCACCAGAGGCGAAGTCACCATTACCCAAACGGCCTCCTGCATAAACAGCATCTAAGATGGTATCACTCAGGCGTCCCTGACGGTTTAAGTCTCTAGCAATCTGAGTTACTTCTCCATCGGCGTTTAGCAAACCATGCCTTTTTAACTCTGTATCCCATCTACCACCAGTTTTAAAGTTACCTGTACCACTAGCTAAGTTTCTTATAGAGTAAGGATTTTCTGTTCTAGGGCCATCAGTTCCTACTTCTGTTTTTACTGCACCTTTAAGTAGTGCTGCTTCTTTACCTACTAAACCAGCACCTTCAAGGCTACTTTCCATAGTGGGTTTGTCAAAGGAGCCATCCTTATAGATAGGGAGTCCTTGAGACTTTTGCCAAGATGGGCCTCTGTCTGACAAAGCAGCACGCTCTTCTGCAGTAAGGCGGCGTGTCATGATACCTGCATCATTAGGAGTAGGCGCAGTACCACTCTTAGGTGTCTCTCCCTTAGTATCCAAACGAGATGATAGGTTTGTAGGACTCATAAGCCCTTCACCTGTGTCAGCCTCTGCTGGAAACGTGCGGTCTTCTATAGGTATAGTTGATTGATAGAACTTACTATCAGGATCTTCTGAGGCAGCTTTTAACGCTGCATTACGCTGTTTAACCTCTTCTGGTGTTAACGATCTAGTAATACCTGCAGCATCACGCTCTGATGCAGCAAGTTCTGCAGACTCACGAGCTAAGCCTTCCATTTTACGGTCTTCTCTACCTTTTAGGTATTCTTGAACCTGTACTGCGTCTGGAATATATTTGAATAAGCTAGGTAAAACTGAGTCAGGCTGTGCATCTAAGAAGTACTCTAGCTCTGACTTAGCGGCTTTCTCTTCTTCTGTTTTAGGCGGGAACATACCAAAGAGTTTATCTATACCCTTCATGATAAGTTCACCACGCTTGTCACCCATGTAACTCAAGGCTTCTGGGATACTAAGTACTTCTGGAGCTTTAACTTTTGCTGCTGTTCCAAAGTCTTCTGGCGCTATACCTGTAAATGTCTCAGGTACAGTAACCTTCTCACCTGGACGAATCAAGTCAGGGTTTTTAATCTGTGGATTAGCATTAATTACGTCCTGTACAGGTACGCCTTTATCTTTTGCAATATCGCTTAGGGTGTCACCTGCCTTAACTTCAATCTCTTCTACAGTGATAGGATCAGGCTGCAGTGCTTTCTGTAGTACATCCACGTTAATGTTAGGCTCTGGTTCCCATTCACCTAGCTCACCCCTGTACACCTCTGGCACATCAATGTTTAACGCCTCATATAATGCACGGTCTGTTGCTGATGTTGGAAGAGGTTTATTTAGAGGGCTTGTGGAGCTACTATTATTATCGGAGCCACTATCATCAGATCCATTATTAAAAGGCCCAAACATAGGGCCACTATAGAAGGAAACACCTGAGTCACCGTCATCATTGTTATCACTAGGTAAATCTGCACCAGCACCAGAGAAGAGGTTAGCAATACTCTCAAAGAAGCTAGGCTCATTATCATCATCGTTAGATGTAGTATTAGCTGTGCTACTCATAATGCCAGATGAGCCAGAAGCGGTTGGGTTACCGTAACCTTCTGAGCCACCTAAGTTACGAGGATCATTAGCATCAGGATTTGTAATACCTTGTGTGTTGTAATTAAATGGCATGTATTTATCCTTAAGTAAAGATGATGTCTGCAGCGTTAGAAGCAATAGCACCCATGAATGTGCCTGCAGCAGCGCTAAGAGCCGAACCACTATCGTCATCATCAGAGCCTTTGCTTATATTAGCAACAGCAATCTTAGCGTCCCTATCTTTGTCATTCTCTGCAGACTGCCATGCCCAAGCTAATGTATCACGCTCACGTTGTATGGCGTTGTTGTAGCCTGTCATGGTAAAGTTATTAGCTGCCTGTGCAGCATCACGGTTTGCTTGGTTTAGTGCAGCATTGTCTGTGGTAGTAATAGCCTGTGACCACTGTGCGTTAGCCTGTGCTACAACTAGCTGGTTCTGTGCATTAAATGTGTCACGAGAGTTTTGCTGAGCAGAGTTGAACTGGCTAAGCGCATTTGCTTCACCAGCGTTAAAGCGTTCCATAGAGTTGTACTGATCATTGTTAAACTGGTTAATGTTGTTCTGTAAGTTAGAGAAGAACATATCAACCTGATCATCACTAGAAGCATTGAACTGTCTAGCAGCATTAGCAGCAGCAGTATCAGATGTATATACACTAGCTAGGCTCTGCGCTTTAAACATAGCCACTTGCTGTTGGTTACTCATGCTAGTCATATCAAAGTCAAGGAAAGCCTGAGCACGTTGTACGTTAGCCTGTTGCCTGTTGTTAAGGTTAGCCATGTCTAACTGTGACATAGCTGCAGCATCTGCCATAACCTTAGCATTCCTAGCATCTAGGTTAGCAATGTCTACAGTCTGAGCCATACGAGCATTCTCTAGTGCAACCTGTTGCTCAGCGGTAAAGTTAATCTTAGCTACATCAGCGATACGTGCAGCATTCTGTACACGTGACTGAAACGCTTGGTCAAACTCTAGACCTAAGAACTTAGAGCGTTGCTCAGCAGCAAACATAGCAGCCTGTTGCTTGTTAGACAAGTTCTGTGCTTCAAAGCTTGCACGTGTCTGTGCATCCATCTGTGCGATAGGTAGTGCAGACTCCATAGCAGCCTGTACAATAGCCTGACCAGCCATGCTTGATGCACCTAGCCCACGTGAAGCTAGTGTAGCTGTAGCAGCCCTCATAGCTCCTGCAGCCCATGCTGGTGTCTCACCACCCTCAAACTGTTGTAGTAGTCCTGTAAGCTGTCCCTGTACGGTAGCCTCAGTAGATGGCACACCTGTAGCTGCAGTAAAGTTAGTCTCAGTCTTAGCACGTGCAAAGTCTACAGCACTAGATACTTTCATCTCTGGTGTTACTTCTAAGGGTGCTACACCCTCTACACGTTGAGCACGACTAATTTGTGCAGCAGTTAAGCCTAGCTGTGCTAACTCATCTGTTGACATAGTAGCAGCCTGAGTTAACGCTTCTGCGCTGGGCTTACCAGTCACAGCAGTAAGCTTAGACATGACATTAGCTACTTCAGCAGCAGCCTCTTTAGGTGTCATACCTGCAGCTTCAAACTCTTTTGCTAGGGGTGCATTAGCAGCTATGTCTGCCTCTGTCTGAGTAGCAGTATCAGCTTCTGCTGCAGCCTCACCTGTACCTTCAGCAATCATACCCTCCGCTTTTTGTGCCTCAGAGGTAGTGGCTACATCAGACTTAGTAGTCATAGACATAGGATCACTAAGAGCAGCGGCCTGTAGTTCTGTAGTACTATCTGTGCCTACACGTGCTACGTTTGCATTAGCCTGTGATAGATTAGCTTTAGCTACAGTGACTTTGACCTGCTGCTCATCTACAAGCTTCTGCATTACCTCTCGTTGAGGGTCATCAGCAGGAAGGTTAGTCAGCTGTTGAGACAAGGAGTTTAGTGTACCCTGCTCTTGAGATAGATTCTTCTGTGCAGTGTCTAGTGAAGCGCCTACATCAGTAAGAGCCTCTCCCGCTTGCGTATACTGTTCTTGCTTATATAAGTCTAGCTGTTTGTCATACGTTTCTTGGGCTGCTTTAGTTTTTTCTTCCCAACCACTCTGTTTTAATTTAGATATAACTGGTGTAATTTCATCAGCAAGTGTTTTCTTAGCATCACTTAAATAGCGTCTATTAACAACTGTAGATGTACCATCTTCAAAAGTAAAGATCCAGTTCTTTTTACCACCTGATACTTCATATTTATCTGGATTAGGAACTAATTTTTCTGTACCATCAAGACCTATTAACTTGTCAAACATTTCATCACTAGGTAACTTACCTGATTCCAAAAGCATATCAATGCCTTTTTGAGAATGTTCAGCCCAAGAAAGATCCTGTAGTATTTCACCAGTGTCAATCTTTTCAGGTGCAGTAGGTAGACCCTGTGAGGGGTCATACTCAGGTTCTACAGGCTGACCTACAGGTAACTCAGGCCTAGGTAATCCAGGCCCAGGTAATGCAGGCCCACCTGTAAAGTCACCTGGCTGTTTAATAAGATCAGGTGTGTCTATACCCATATCAAACCCACCAGTAGTGTTAGGAGTAGTAGTATTCCCTAGAGCACCAAACTGTGCAGCACCACCACTAGTTTCATAATGATTTAATGCAGAACCATAATCCTGAAATGTAGCCCCACCTACTTTGAAGTATTGATTATTACCTTCGCCTATAGTTGAAATACCACCATTGGCATAACCCTGCCTCTTAGCATAACCACCATTAGCCATACCAATACGCTTCTGAGCTAGTTCTGCCATCTTGCCTACACGTGCTGCTGCACCAGGTTGTGAAGCTAAGAACTTAGCCTGCTCATCTGCTTGCATACCCTTCATTTCAGGTATAATCTTACCCATCTGTTCAGGAGTGAAACCTGCAAATCGTTTAGCCATTATAATAGTCCTTATTAATTACCTATCTTCATCCAGATTGCAGCAGCAATGAAGGTGAACACAGTAATAGTAGTAATTTTTACAAATGTATTCCATACACTCTGTCTTGTTTGACGCCATGTATCAAGCAAACTACGTATCTCACGTATGTCTACAGAAGCGGTTTCATCATGTAGACCTAACTCACGCAGGACTAACTTAGCCCCACGCTTAGCTGCACGATCTAGCATATCTTCTAGCTCTTCTGTAGTTAGCTTTACGTCTGACATAGTTAAACCTATTTTAATGTATTTGTCAAGTTATATTATGGTTTAACAGGCCAGTCTGCGTCTTCCAAGTTAGGCCAGTTAGAGTGAGAGGTAATATCACGTAGAGCCTGACGATACGCTGTCATAGCATCTGTCATTGTTACATCTGACAAAGCATAGAAGTCTGTCTCAGCTAGTTTCTCATCACGTGTCTTACGATTAGTCTCAGCAACTGCAG